GTCCATACTCATACTGTTCCACTTGCCTCAACAGTGGACAATCACTATCTCCAAGATGACTTGGAGACGGTCAGCCTATTCCATGGATTTGCAATAGGTAATAAGGGCACAGAGTGTCCTAAACGCTCGTGTATGTACATACATACACAAGGAAACCGTGGACATGAGTCCATTCCACGGAACTGTCCTTGCCTGAAGGTAAAGGACAAGAACGACGAGCCATTGAAGCCTCGTTGTTTTCTTACCTACGTGAGATCACTAGGTAGATTACTCGCCTCCGAAACGGATGGCGTTCCTATAATCGATCCCGGGTCGATTATGTTTTGTCAGACCCATACGGGGTTATTTGACAATAAGTATCCTGGATGGCTCCGGGATAATATCGGTGTTTCCGGTTGGAATCACGTTACGGAGGGTCTGATGATCCCCGCGCTTCGATGCCTATACTGGTATCGAAAACATTCAGGTATTCTTAACCTGGATCGATTCATCTCGTCCGAGATGAAGAGACTTGGCTTTCGCCAAGTACGACATGCAATTACGCAGTCGATACATACCTTAAACGGTATCTTGGTCAAGAAATTCATGGCCTTCTGCCCCGAATCAACACGATATGGGGATTTCGCACGCCAAACGGCGTACTTATTTAGGGATCTCTTGCGAGATTACCTCCACCCGATTGAATTCCAATTCGGGCAACCTGTTGAACCAATCAACATGGTCTACAGTGAGCTCAAGAGCTTTCTGAATACTGTGAAAAAGCAATTTCACAAATTCTCCCCCGAAGAAAGGGGAGCTTGGCTTGATTTTGATTTCAAGTCCAAATCGTTGAGACGTATGTTCAACGAAATCACCAGACTCAAAGAGTTGGTGTCATCGAAAGCCCTAATGGGGCTCGATTACACGGAATCACCAGCATGGTTTTTCCGATGTTCAACACTGTGTCAGACAAGAGTGTTGGGCTATCTTCCGGATTGTATTGCGGAAGTAAAGAGGAAACAGTTCAGAAACACTGTTTCCCGTGTCCCGGAGAAACCTCCCCGGGAAAACATCCGACTGATTCAAAAGGCAGTCGAAGATGAACTATCACGGAATGCAATTCCCCGTGATTTTATGACCACCACTGTACATAGTGATGGCATTTCGCAGTCACGCTTTCAAGAGGCGATGACAGCCATAGAGATCCCACTTAAGGGATCTGCGTCGACCGATCACTTCGTTCGACAAGGCGGGAAAATCGAAGATGCCCGCATACTTATCAATCTAGCGATTGATAATAAATGGAAGATCCCAATCAGGGACCTCCATGACCATGAGGTTATTGATACCTTCACGGTAGACCGGATCGATGAAACATCTGACCGGGACTATGTGCGACCCCTGTTTTGGTTGTCGTACACTATAATCCTTAACCACTTCATTGGTAAAGGATTCTATCCTCAGCAGTTATATTATCCGCTGAAGAATAAGGGCGTGCTCTTTGAGCCAGACCCTATGCTCGCATCGATAGTTCATATCAGCGAGCCCGGCAAGGAACGTAATCTTACGAAATCCACCGGCTACTTAGCATGGTTTTTAACACCAGCTTCGAAGATAACACAGGATACATTGTCCTTGTTACCAGAGCATGAGGCCGGATTACGGTCCTCATCGCACGAGTGGAGACACCAAAAGCGTATCTCCGCACTATCAGATGAATCCGGATTCATCTATAGCATCCTGGATGGCAAAACCAAGCCAGGAATATTCCAGTCTTTTAAAGACTGGACTGAGTCTACCGATTTTATCGGTAAACACGTCGGATGGGCCCACTTACGGACCCTATTCCGTTACATATCCTTCCCAGAAGGTTATGCTACTCTGGTTGGCAATGCCATAACAGAGCCACAACCCGTTACAGAGGTTGTAGCATTCAAGAACCTTGACGGTCTTGAATTTGAGCCTGTCCGGTGGTCCGGGCAGATCTCCGAGGGTTTCATGATGGGAAACCCTATGACGAAGACTATTCTTCATCTTATCCACGTTTCTGAAAGGAACGTGGTGCGCCATATGCTCGAACGGCTTGGAGCATATGAAAATCCCAGAGGCCCGTACCGGGGTCTGGGAGATCCTATCCGTTTGGATAGGGACAGGGTCACCAACTGGGTGAATCCCTCTAGGCTATGGTCATAGACCTTAGCAAACTGCGGAACCTACGGGTGGTTCCGGTCGTAACAGGCGAAGTCGCAC